CACACATCATGGAAGTGGTGCGTGACAACCGCGCTGTCCGTGACCGACTCTACAAGCGTAAGTGGGATCAGTATGAGAGGACCTTCCGTGGGATGTACTCGGGCTCAGACAAGACGAGAGACGGAGAGCGCTCCCGCTTAGTGTCACCTTCACTGTCAGCAGCTATTGAGAGCACCTCAGCCACCATCGAGGACGCTATCTTTGCACGAGAGCAGTGGTTCGACACATCAGATGATGTCAGCGACCAGCAGAAGGATGACGTCGGAGTAGCACATCAGCTACTTAAAGAGGACCTCGAGATCGCTGGAGTCCCTGACTCTATCGCTAAGATCGTCCTTAACGGCTGCATCTACGGCACAGGCATCGGCAAGATCAATGTGATCCGTAAAGAGATACGCTCCTACGACGAGCGAGGTAACATCAAGAAAGAGTTCCGACCACTAGTCACCCTAGAACCTATCCCACCGTGGGAGTTCGTGATTGACTCACAGGCACGTGACCTAGAGTCTGCGTACTTCGTTGCGCATGAGACCCACGTACCACGTAACAAGATCTGGTCTAAGATCAAAGCAGGAACGTACCGCAAGGTTAACATCATGGGTAACAACTCCTCTACTACGGCTAGCCCCGCTGGTGAAGAGACACCCACAGGTGACACCAAGTCTAATATGTTCGATGGCTCAGTCTTCGTGACCGAGTACTACGGGCTTGTCCCTGCCGCATCCCTGAGGGGATTGGTAGACGTACCCGCAGATGCCATCCAAGGCAACGGGCACGTAGAGGTGATCGCCACCATAGCCAACGAGCTAGAAGTCTTGCGAGTAGTTATCAACCCATTCGCGATGAAGGATCGTCCTATCATTGCATACCAGCATTCAGTAGTACCCGGTAAGTTCTGGGGTAGAGGCGTTGCAGAAGCAGGGTGGAATGCCCAGCGCGCACTAGACGCAGAGCTTCGTGCTCGTATGGATGCCCTCGGACTCCTAACAAGTCCTATGATGGGTGCAGACATCACTAGGCTACCGAAGAACCCTGACATGCGGGTACGCCCCGGTAAGGTCTGGCTAACACGTGGACGTCCTAGTGAAGTCCTAGAGCCAGTCATCTTAGGCAACATCGACCCGAACACCTTCAACCAGTCCTCTGAGATGGAGCGCATGGTACAGGTAGGTACGGGTGCAATCGAATCTAACGCCCCACTCAACACAGACCGCAGGAACGAGACAGCCTCAGGTATCAGCATGATCCAGTCGTCTGCGCTTAAGCGTATGCGTCGGACTATGTGGAACGTAGAGCGTCAGTTCCTCAACCCGTTCATCCGTAAGGCTTATCATCGGTACATGCAGTTCAACCCGAACCGCTACCCTATGAAGGACCTTAACTTCGTGATCAGAGGCACCATGGGCATTGTAGCCCGTGAGTTTGAGCAGAGTAACCTGACATCACTACTGTCTGTTATACCGCCAGAGGCTCCTGAGTACAAGCTCATACTACAGAGCATCATTGAGCTGAGTAACTCCCCTAAGAGGGACGAGCTGCTCAAGCAGATAGAAGCCTCCAAGAAGCCTGATCCTGAAGCAGAGCAGAAGCAGAAGCTGATGGAACAGATCCAGCTGGAAGCTGCTAAGGAAGGCTTGAAGGAAGCAGTGCTAGAGAACCAGAAGACACAGGCAGAGATCGCCCTACTACAGATGCAGACCGAGCAGGTCCGCGTTGAGACAGAGCTCGCTGACGAGCAGATGGACATACAGGCTGCTAACACAGTAGTCGGTAAGGAGAAGATACGACTTGGCTTTAAGCAAGACGCTACCAACAACCGCAAGATCGAGTCAGAGGAGCGCATCAAGAAAGCACAGGCCAAAGCTGGGCGTAATAGCAAATGATCAATACAATCATCGGCTGGGCAATAGTTATCGTACTCATCGGCCTAATCGTTGGGTACATAAAGACACGTTACTAAGGAGAGGAATATGGTTATCGAAGGAACAAGCATCGCAGTAGGAGTCATCGTAGTTATCTTAGGATTGCTGGCGTGGCGCTTCATCGCTAAGCGTAAAGAGAATGGCGGAAGTGTTTGGAATGCTCCGGGCAAGACACAAAACCAGAAGAAGTAGAGTAGGAGAAGGGGATGACACAGAACGAGTTTAACAATGCAGTACTCAGCATCACAGGTGGACCCGACTGGGACATCGTGAAGCAGGGACTCAGCAACGACATATACCAAGTACAGGCCGGAGCGTTAGACGCTAAGAACTGGACGGAAGTATGTGAGGCACGAGGCTTCGCCTCAGGATTAGCTTACCTCATCAACCTTCGTGAGAACACGATCATGATGATGGAGCAAGGTGATTTAGATGCCGACATATGATTACAGATGCTCCACTTGTGGGGTGTTTGAACTAAACCGACCGATGGTTGACCGAGCAAAGGGCGCATGCCCCACCTGCTCATCTGACTGTCCGAAGGTAATCCTGACCGCACCCACTCTCGACAACACCGCTATGGCTAATCAAGGCTACCCCGGTGCGATAGAGAAGCAAGGGAACGATCTGGAGAGACGACACCGAGCCGTACCACAGGCTCATACCAAGAGGGGATAGCTCTACACCCGGTTCCTCGGGGCGAGCTATTAACACACCCTACACCACATTCCGTGGAGGGGTTAAACTAGAGGAGTCATTGACATGGCGTACAAAGATTACTTACCGGGAGGTGAGAAAGCAGGCGGGTTAGACACAGAGATAGCGGATTCACAGAATCAATCACAGGCGCGAGAGCATGATCCAAATACTGGACAGTTCGTCGCTACACCTGAGACAGTAGACTGGGAACAACGCTACAAAGACCTAGAGGTTCACAACAGTAAGCAAGCTCAAAACCTTGGCCTATATAAGAACATGGTCGACGAGTACATTACTAACCCTACACCAGCAACGCCTGTCGTCGAAGAGGCCGTCCCTATCACGGTAGACGACCTATACGACAACCCAGACGAGACCATTCAAAGAGCGGTCGAGTCGCATCCAGCGATACGAGAGGCACGAGAGCTGAAGGAAGATATGCGGAAGCGAGATATGGAGGAGTCCCTAAAGGGCTTTGAAGTGCGCCACCCCGACTATACTACTCTAGCTACCGACCCCAAGTTTCGTAATTGGGTAGATGAGGAACCAATGCGTGTAGAACTATACGGACGCGCAAACGGTTACGATCTATCTGCTGCGGATGCCTTGTTCAGTCTTTACAAAGCAGAGAACAACATCACTCAGATGAATAACGAGCAACTGCAAGCACAACAGATCAACGCAGTCTCCCTCGAGGACTCATCTAGTGTCATGGTAACTGAGCCATCTAAGTACAGTCGAACAGAATACATTGACTGGTACAGACGAGCTAGGCAAGGTGACATGGAAGCTGACCGTTGGGTTCAACGGAACGCAGCTGCTTATCGTGAGGCACTGGGCAATGGTAATGTCCGTGACTAAACTTTAACTTTAACTAACCACCACTACAGAGGATTTACATATGGCTACTTTATACGCCCCAGATGTAGCGACTAACCCAACGACAGTAACCACAGCAGCTAACTTTATTAAAGAGCTGTGGTCTGACGAGGTTCTCGCAGTCTATAAGGCTAACACCGTACTTGCCCCGCTCGTACAATCAATGCCGTTCAGCGGTCAGAAGGGCGACACCGTCCATGTTCCGAAACCAACTCGTGGCAGCCTTACGGCTAAGACAGCTGGTACCGGCGTCACGATTAACGTCGAGACAGCAGGTGTCTTCAATCTGGTCATTGATCAGCACTTTGAATACTCACGCTTGATTGAAGATATTGCTAAGATCCAAGCTCTGGATAGCATGCGCTCGTTCTACACGGATGACGCTGGCTATGCACACGCCTTGTCTCTTGACGCTGCTCTTCACTCCGAGGGTATTAACTTTGACGCACCTTTAGCAACGGCTACTGACGTCACCAACACGCCCGCATACGCACAGTCTGTAATCTCTACGGTTACTGCTGGCGATCTGGTAGCTTGGGACGACACGACTGTCGGTAATGGCGTAGCACTTACGGATGCTGGCATTCGACGCGCTATCCAGTACTTGGATGACAACAACGTACCGGCGCGCATGCGTCAGCTGGTCATCCCGCCTGTTGAGAAGAACAACCTTCTCGGCCTCGCTCGTTTCACAGAGCAAGCGTTCACGGGTGAAGTCGGCGCGGGTAACTCTATCCGTAACGGCCTGATTGGTGACATCTACGGTATCCCCGTATACGTGTCTACCAACTGCAACACGCTCTCATCTGTATCAACGGCTAGCGGATTCCGCCAAGTCTTGTTGTTCCAGAAGGAAGCAGTAGTACTAGCAGAGCAACTGGCACCTCGTGCGCAGTCGCAGTACAAGCAAGAGTTCTTAGCTGACCTCTTCACGACTGACACCATCTACGGCCTGGGCACGCCTCGGCCAGAAGCTGGCGTTTCAATCATCGTACCTGCATAAGTTTCCGGGGGTGTACTTAACACCCCCACCTAATTCTTGGAGTCGGAATGAGTCGTAGAAGGTTTAAGTTAATAAATGCCGGTAGTGGTGGGGGGCAGACACCGTGGGCATCAGATATTGATGGCGCAGGATTTGGCCTCGACAATATCGACAGGCTTGAAATTCAAGCACCGGGAATACCCGGCGATACCGCTACGTTCACTCACGATGGTACAGATTTTAATACTGCGTTTACTAACACTGTTAACTGGACGCTAACGGGGTTGACCGGCAATCTTCAACTCGACAATGACGAGATTGAGTTCACCACCAATAACTCTGCTCAGAGAATCAGCGGCAGGACTGGATCATACATCGAGCTGTACAACGGTAGCACGGGCGACATCGTACTGAACTCTGCAAACAACAACGGCGTGACGGTGAACGGGCCGTTGTCCATGGGCGGCTATGGGATAAACAACATTGGTGGAAGCCTAGCTATCGGCTCGAATACAGTCTCTGGAAATAATGGAGCATACTATCAGCCCTACAATGGCGGCGATGGTGACACTTACATACGAGGGTCCACTTTAGCTAACACCCTACTAGGTGACATCAAGTTTCAGACAGGCGCGACTCCCACTGTCCAGCTCGAAATACGCAAGGCAGATGGTAACGTCTATGTAACGAATGACCTTGATGCGGGTAACCTCACCGCTACGACGTTCAATGGAGTAGCACTCACTACTGGCGGGTTAGCCACTAACTTCCTTAACGAGACCGGCACATACACTGCGGCGGGGGGTGGTGGTACTACGGTAGACGCTGGCACAGCTGATGGGGAGATGCTCATATGGGATCAGACTACTGACACTGCATGGGAGCCCACGGACTTCCTAGTTGCAAACCCCGCAGCTGGCACACTGTCATTCAAGAAGACCGGGGATTTCACGAGCCTAGTGATAACTACCGCAGACACTGATGGCATTAGCAACGTAACAACATTCTCTAATGGCAACGCTGAAGACTTCATGTCCTTCAGGGATGCCAACAGCTTCGGACTGATAGAAGTACACGCAAATGATATGCGTTTCGAGGCTAACGATATATCGAGTAACGGTAGCAATCGAATCACGTTCATCAGTACGGGCGGCGGCAGGGCCGAGATATACCTTACTAACGCTAACGCTCTACGGCTTGATAACTCAACGGGTGCGTTTACCCACGTAGAATCAGTAGAGCCCATCGGCGTACTGACCACAACGAAGCCAGTATCATCCATCGAGGGCTTCTTGTTCTGGCAAGAGACGGCTAACACCGCAGGTTGCGGTTACGTCATGAACGATCAGGCCAAGAGCCACCCTATCGGTAACATGCAGCACCTCAACTACCGATGGAACAGTCCCAACACAGCAGCAGATCCCGGTCCGGGGTTCTTTAGGCTAGATGCTGCGGGGGGCTGGACAAGTACTACAGAGCTCTACTTCGCGGACGAGGACTATGGGGATCAGGACGCGGGCCTATGGTTCAGCTTCCTTGCTGTCGGTGACTGCCTACGCATAATGGACAGCACTGACCACAGTCGATGGGCGGCGATGGAAGTAACCTCTATCACTGACAACACCGGCTGGTGGACTGTCGGTGTTAACATGCTGGACTTCGGTGGGTTCGAGCCCATCAACGGACGAGTCTGCGACATCTCATGCGAGAAGTGGTCAGTACTAGGAGCAGTACCTACCTCTATCAGCAGCACACAGACATACCTTAGTGGGTCATCATGGGTCGCAGCGAGTGGGGCAACAGCCACCAACGAGTCAGGAGCTACTACACTCTTTGAGTCTGGAGCTATCCTTGAGTTCGAGGAGCAAGCATCACTGACAGCACCTGCAGCTACGTTCGGTAGGTTATGGGTCAGAGATGATACGCCTAACACACTGGTCTACACGGACGATGCTGGCACAGTACATTCCTGCATAGAGCCGGACACACAGTCCATCGTGACTGCTACCAGCACGGAACTACTAGACATAGCTGACGCCATCAACACAGGCGCAGATAAGGTTGCTGGCTACCAAGTATTTAACACAACTACCACTGCTCCCGTATGGGCGGTGGGAGACACTGACGGTGCAGTTTGGGTAGACGCTACCGGAACTACAGCACACACACCAGTATAATAGGATTACTATGACTCAGCTTGAAATGGTAAACAAGATACTCTTAAGGCTACGTGAAGATGACGTATCCACGGTCATTGAGAATGACTACGCCAAGTTAATAGCTGCGTTTATCAACGATGCTAAGGCAGACCTAGAGGACATGAATCACTCATGGTCCCAGTACGAGACAGAGATAGACATCGCAGTACTTGCAGACGGTACACGCCTGTATGATTTACCTGAGACGAATGATCGCTCGTTCCTCTTACGGTCAGGTCGCCCCGGCTACGATCAAGTACCCATGGCATTCGACGTTACGGTTGGTGAGGAGACACAACTGTTTGACTGCGCACTGAAGGACATACGCAGAGAGAGGGCACTGGCAGGGACGACAGCAGACTCTACCCGCCCATACGTGTTCGCCATCCAAGCAGACAACGATGTAGGTGATGGCTGGAAGATACAACTGCTCTGGGGCTCTAGCACAGCTAGGGACTGGCGCATGTACTGGTATGTTCCGCAGGTTGACCTAACATTGACAGCCAGTGACGACAACACAGAGATACTCCTGCCTAACCGACCCATTGAGCTACGCGCACTAGCGTATGCCATCAACGAGCGTGAAATAGCACAGGATCCTGCATCACAGAAGGCATGGGTACGGTCAGTAGACTCTATCGCAGCTGCCTTAGAGACTGACATGCAGGTACAGAAGAAATCAGACGAGATCGACATAACAAACCTTGAGTGCCTGTAGATGCCTACGATCCCCATTAACATCAATACCCCTGCACAGTTCGGACTGAACACCGAGCAAGCAGGGTCAATCATAGCTCAGCAATGGGCTACGGTGCTTGATAACGCTGTGTTTGATGCCTCTGGGCGTCCAGCAGCACGCAAGGGATGGCTAGGACTAACCACCACACCGGGGACGGGCCCCGTCAAGAGGATACACGAGTACTTCCAAGCGGACGGTACTTCAGAGGTCATATACGCAACGGACAGCGACATCTACCGGGACACTACTACTGCAACTTCCATTGAGGGGACACTAGGAGTAACTGATGGTAATATTAAGTTCGTTAATTTCAACGATAAGGTCATTGCATTCGGCATTGGAACAGCTGGGGTCCCCGCTGTACGGACGACTGGTAACTTTGCTAGCATCACTGTTAATAGTGGCACCGCTCCTACTTCTGGCATTGGCACTGCTGCTTACGGTAGGCTATGGGGAGTGGACATTGATGGCAAGACCGTCAGGTACTCCGCCATCCTAGATGAGACACGCTGGGATGTTGCAGACGGTGGGGGCTTCTTGGATATGTCACAGGTCTGGCCATCAGGTCAGGATAACATCATCGCCATCGAAGAGTTCGGTGGTGACATTGTGGTCTTCGGGTCCAACAACACAGTCATCTGGACTGACGGTGTAGGGGCAGCTCTGGGTATAGACCCCACGGCCATCTACGTGTCAGACACCATCCCCGGTCAGGGTGCCCTAAGCCAGTTTGCCATCACGCGAGCGGCAGGTGATCTCTTAGTACTGACCCCTACGGGTGTCATCGGTCTACAGAGGGAGCTCGTACAGAGGTCCACACCTATCACTAACATCTCCCAGCACATACAGAGCGAGATCATCGCAAGCATAGAGGCTGAGACTGTCATAGATGACGTCACCATGGAGTACTCTCCTACAGAGAACCTCCTAGTGCTCAACTTCCCAGCCAGCTCTAAGCAGTTCACCTTTGACACCAGAGTACCGCTGCCTGACGGGTCTTACAGATCCACCACGTGGTCCTCTGACCTACAGACGCTGGCGTACGTGCGAGAGGATCGCATACTGCTGGGCTCACTTAAGGCAGTAGCCGGTGAGATATTCCAGTACACAGGAAC